TCTCCGGAATGATTAAATCAGAACGTAAAGTTGCCATTAGTCCTCATAGAAATGGTTTACAGGTTAGGGCGCAGCCCTATTACCAGCGCAGCCGGTTGTCGATACTCTAGCGGTTAGCTTTGAAGCGATCGTATAAATCGCGGTCAGTCCTAAACAATCGTGCTTGTTCCGTCAGGTTGAATGATTCCGGCGCGAATGGATTTTTAACGCCTGTTGGCAAACTGCTTGGTGCATTGCCTGATGGTGCACCGCTGCCTTGTGGTTTTGGTGCCTTTTGCATCCATGCCGGTAAAGTTTTTGCCCATTCTGCTACTGGGGTCCGCTGATACCCATTAACTACTACAACGGTGCCATCGGCTTCACGTTCAATTTGATCGCTGCCTAGTTTGTTCTTTAATACCATATCTGGATCATGCACGATATCAGCTAATGCTTGAATCGCTGGTGCTACAGTTCTAGGTCTTTGATTCTGGTTTCAAGTTCAGTAAGGCGCTGGTCCTTTTGCGCCGTCGTCTCACGGTACTGCTGCTCCAAAGCTTGCCTTGCTTCGGTATATTTACCGGCGGATTCAAGTTCGGTTTGCTGGGCTTGGCGCTTAAATTCGAGCAGCTCATCGATATCAATTCCGTCTGGCAACTTTGGCGCCTTTTTTGCGGCACGTAATTCAGCGATCAATTCTTGGTTTTTGCGTTCAAGTGCTTCAATGCTTTTTTGTGTTTCATCTGTTGCCGCTTGGATTTCTTCAGACATTGATATTTTGCGTTTGCAGTTGTATCTTACCTACCATTTTTCTTTATCTGCCCAGAATGCAGCACTCATTTTCCCTTTAGCAATATTGGCTGCATGTCTTGCTTTGAAGCTGGCACGTCGTGCCTTATCAGCAGCAGATTCACCTTTTGCTGATGGGCTGCCGCTTACACCTTGCTGGCCGAATCGTATGAGCTTGATGGTGTCGCCTTCTTTGGCGAGTACAACATGTGATTTCTTTGGGTGGCTTGGTGTTCGTTTTGGTTTGTTGTAACCATCAAACTGCTCGCCGCGATAGGTGATCACTTTTTCTTAGGTTTAGGCTTCTTAGCAGTTTTTGCAGCAGCTTTGAAATCACCTGCGCTAGGGCGATCAGGATCTTTTGCACCTGACATGCGCTCCTTGCTGCCTGCCTTGATGCGTTCTTGCTTAGCGTTGATGTTGGCGTAAAGACCAGGCTTAGCTTTTTTGGGCACTGTAACGCTCGCGGAGGTCATCTAATGATAGCTCCGACCCATCGTCACGTACAAGCTTTGCCATTGCATCCCGTGCACCATGTTTTTCGGCTAATTTATTGAAATAAACTACTTTATCTTTTCCTAATACTTCTTCCTGCACTGAACGTGGTTGATCTTTAAGCCATTGCCCGTAGCTTGTATTAACTGGTACTGGGCCATCTTTACTGGCGCGTGTTGCAACTGTTGACGGCGGCAATATGTCTGAGTCAATGATTGGTACTGTTGTTGATCTGCAATTGAAATGCTGCGGCGGCATCGGTCCTTTGCCATACTCAAACTCACGGCCATCTAATGCGCGGCATCTCGCACTTGTTCTAGTATCAAGTGTTGCGATGTATCGATATTTTTTAGTAATGTCTTGGTTTGCTTCATATACCTGTTGGCTGGCAGCATTAGCAACTTGATTGATGCTTGTGCGTACAAGCGCCATTATCTGGTTGTCAGCTACCGCAGTAAGTTCACCGCCTGCGGCTGCTAGCTGACGTGCAGTTTTTGCGGTTTCACCAAATTGCAATTGCCCAATCAATCGCTTTGCAATATCAGGTGTGGTTTCACCTGTTAGCAAGCCATTACGCACCACCTGCCCAAATCGTTCAGATTGATCAACGGCAATACCACGGAATGCTTTGCTTACCACCTCACCATTAGGCAGCGTGATCATTGTGCCTTGCGCTGCCGTTAAACTATATGTTTGCGGTGCTCCTTGTACCGCAGCATATAAATCATCTGATAACGTTATCACGCCTATTTGTGTTGGGTCAGTTGTAACTACTGATTGCGCAAATTGCGGGCTTATTTCAACTGTATTAACTGCGGTACGTGCGCCTGCGGGTAGCGCCTTGCGTAATTCATTGGTAACGAAATCTGATTGCAGTTCTGCTAAACCTTGCAGCTCCCTTGCAGTAATAGCAGTACTATCACCTGACCATGTATTAAGGCTGTCTTTAAGCTGGGCTAATATTGCGCGTAATCTTGCTGCTTTTACTGGTGCCGCTAACTCATCAATTGTTCGCAGTTGATTTACCGCATCAATAATAATATCATTATAAGTTGTAATTACTTGGCGTCCTACACTGTTGCTGTAACGGTTTAAATCAATTGCGTTACGAAATAGGGCTGCCGGTATCGTCATTCAGCCCTCCATTAGCAGTTGCGCTTAATTCTTCTTCAACATCAAAATCATCGCCTAGCACTTCACCATCAGCAAGCTGTTGCAATAATGTTTCTTGCGTAATGGTGCCAGCGGTATAAAGCTGAAGCAACGCTTGGATCTCAGCAGGTTCTAGCCTTGCGCCAATGAAATCACGATTTACTAGGCAACTGCCAGCCGCTTCAGCGGTGCCGAGATATTCAGCATGAAAGCGTAAGCAATTATCAATCATGTCTTGCACGTTTTGGGCTACAACTTGCATCGTCGAATCACCTTGGCTGCGGTCGATGCGCTTTGCTTCTGCTGTTTCTGCTGATAACTTTTGCCCTAATACGGCGCTTAAACCCAGCTCATTAATCTGCCCTGCAAGCTGCTCTAGCCGTTTGAATTGGTACTCAAAGCTGGTACCACCTGGTTCTATAAATTCCGCCCTTCCATTTTCGGGAAAGGCTATAGCCTCTCCTGGGCCTGCTGACACCTCTTCTGCTGCTGACGGGAAGCCAAAGAATGCCAACATCGGCACTGCTGATATATGTAGCTGGTTGTCAAGATCTGATTGTATTTGATAGGTTTTAAGGTTTAGTTCTGCAATATCTTCTAATGGTGGCCTTGATTCTAAATAACCAACGCGGTTGCAGTATGCAACGCTAAACGGTATCTCTCTAAGGCTTGTATTACCTTCTTCTACAATTTTAAACTCGCTGTTATCTTGCTTTTGATGTAGCTCATATGCACCTGGTGTTAAGACCCGAACCTGCTGCACTGCCTTCTCACCGTAATCACCATCGGGCACAATTACCGATTCCAGTAAACGCAACATTGTTAGTTGCTGCTGCCCGTCTTTCGCTTCAGTACGCCAACCTAAGATTTGCCGTGGTGTGTAGATGCACCAGTACGGCCTGCCGCCATCTGATGGTGCATCAACTAATGTGCCGATGTGGCCGTAACGCACCAATTTGCGGGCTGATTCATAGGTCCAAACATTTAGGTCATTTCCTTGCAAATCTACGTCAAAAAGTTGTTCTCGTATGTTGTCGCTGGTATCATTTAGCCTAACGGGCTTACGTGTTAACATCCCCGCCAACATACGTTCTAAACGTTGATAGTACGGTGGGCAAACGCTTCTAGCTAAACGATTATCAAAACTTTCGTCTAATTCTCTTGGTTCCTGCGGCAGATAGCGGCGGTGCCTGCGCCTCATGGAATAAGTGCCGCCCTGCAGGTCTTCAATTAAAATCCAATGCGGTTCTTGCGCATACCATGCAGTATTTGCATCTTGCACCTTCGTGACCTTGCGGTCAGCAGTAGGCCGGTCGTAGAAATTAAAACCTGTGTACATGCGACCGGCCTTTTGTTAATAGATTCTAATGCCTGTACCGCGTCCAGCCCCAGCGTGTAGCGGATTAAACTCACGCCACACTAGGTAGCCGAGCGCATCATTCATGTGATCGTGCCCGCCTTCCTTATCTGGTGCACCTTTATCGTTATAACATTGCAGCTCTAGGCATTCGATCATACGTTTACAGGTGCTGCTGATCTTTAGCCTGTGTTCGCCTTTACCATTCTCAAGTAATGCTTGGCAGGCTGAGACACGATCGCGCACAGGTGGATTGCTTTTAGGCGATTGGTTGCTGATGCCATATTGCTCCAGTATCTGGATATCGGTTTGCGTTGCATTCGTAGAGCGATTACCGCCGCTTGCATCTGGGTAGCCATAAAGCCGATGGCCTGGATATCGCCTGCGGATCTCAGCACCTAACGCGTCGGTATCATGCGCACCGCTGATCTCGTCAATGATTAATAAACCTTTACCGCTACGTATGCCAATAACCGCCGACATATTACCGATGTTAAAGTCAACGCCAATACGTAATGGTTCTTCACTGTAATCTGGCAATTGCGTTACTATATGTTTGGCCCTATCAAACCTATCGTAAACAGTGCCAGTCGTAAGGTTAATAAACTCACCATCAAGATAAGCACGTAATAAGTTTGGGTCGTAGTTAGCTTGCAACCGCTCAATAAAATCAGGCGGTAAGTGCGGATTATCAGCAGTACGCATCTTGATCAGCTTTCGATCAGTGCGTGATAATGCGTCCTCACTGGCAAAGGTATTAAACATCCAGCGGAATCCCTCGGGTGTGGACGCCACCGCAAGCTGCCTTGTATTACCGGCCCTCAGCCTGCCAAGGATTTTAGGAAATGCACGGCTCGCGATAGATGGCGCAACAGTATCAATTTCATCTGCTAATACCCAGGCTAAGTTTAAACCGATAATACGCGTCCAGTTCTCAAAGCTACGGCATAGGATCTTGGTATCACCCAGCGGCAAGTGCAGCACATATTCAGGTAATGGGCTAGCGCGGAAACTGTACGGGATGCCATACGCCTCCAGGAAATCATCAAAATCCGCCTGCCATATGTCCCGAATTAGCGGGCCAGTCGGCTCCATTACTAACCCGATAAAGCCTTGGTTCGCTGCTGCAAGGAAGCAAGCCTTAGCGCATAATGCTCGGGTCTTGCCTGCGCCATAGCCTGCTGATACGCCAAGGATTTGGGTTGTATGGTCATTTACAAAATCAAACTGGCCTGGATGTAAATCGGATTGGATTTGTATTAATGTATTAGGTAAATCAAATGCTTCAATATATGTTCGGTTTAGTTCAATTTCTGCTAGTCGTTTAAGAATCTTCGACATCAACTAACTGCTCGCCTGTTTTTGATTGTATCCGCAACAGTAAATCACGTTCCTGTTCTGGTGATAACTCAGATTCTGCTAATGCCTGCACTGCCAGTTCAATGCCTTCCTGCCTAGCGCGAACGATTGCAGCATTATCGCTGTAATGCTTACGAAATGCCGGCGAATGCGTAAGCATCCATTGCGCATCTCTAGTATTGCCTTCATCTGCTGCCTTTGCAATAATATTAGCCAGCCGCATTCCACCTTTAGCTCGGCCTTCGTCAATAGCTTGCAAAAGCAGAATTTCTAGCTGTGTGCCTTTATCTGTTTTTGCGTTAGCGATCCATTCGTTAATTGCTCGATATGAGACGCCAACAGCGGCTGCAATGTGCTCTAGGGGTCCGCCAAATTCAGATAAAATACGCACCTTTTCTATAAGCTCATAATTGAGCTTATAGTGTTTGCGCATTAAATTAGCCATTAGTTCCTAACTTGTACAGGCATGATAAGGTAAGTTTGGCTGCTATCGGCGGGATTTGTCAATACCACAGGAGCAGTTGAGCTATTTGCATTAATTGTAATGGTATCTGTAGCAAATGCTCGTAGGCCATCGCAAAAATATGCAGGATTAAATGCAAGCAATGGCAAACTGCCGGTTATTGGTAATGATTCAATACCTGAGTTTGCGTCAAGTTCAGCCGATAGGGTTAAAGTTTTTGATTGTGCATCAAGTTTAATAACGCTGGTTCCAATTACTGCAACACGTTGCAATGCGTTTAATAATTGCACGCGATTGATAGTAATGCTGTAACTATAGGCGTCAGGTATTAACTGTTCAACTTTAGGATATGTGCCGTCAAGTGTACGGCTAATGATAGTGGTGCCGTCTTCAAAAGTGAGGCTTACATGTCCGTTATCAAAGGCAATTGCAGCCGGTTGCTTTATTAATGCAAGGCAACGAGCCGGAACGATTGCAGAAAATAATGCAGTGCTGTCGATGTTAACAATCGATAACCGATGCCCATCAGTAGCAGCAATACGCAAATTACCTCCGCCGACTGCATATAAGTGCACGCCAGTTAACACTTGCTTTGCTGCGTCAGTTGCAGCAGCAGGCAATACGGCTGATAATGCTGCCGTGAGATCGCTGTAGTCTTCACTAACAGCAACAACAGGCAACTCGGGATAATCTGCCGCATCATCGACTGCAAGGATGTAGGCGCCGCTTGTGGATGTGAGCTTTAGCTGTGTGCCATCTACTGCCATGGATATGGCCTCTGTGGCCTCCATGCGGCCTGTGAGCTCTAGCAGCGTGCGATATGGCACCACGGTGCTGCCTGGTGTCTCTACGGCTGCCTGGATGCTGCTGGTGATGCCTAACTCCAGGTCGTAGCCGGTTGCTGCCAGCCGGCCATCAGCGGCAGTAAGCAATACGCCAGCGAGGATCGGATGCGACGGTTTAGCCGATACTGCACGCGCCACCACCTTCAGCAGGTGGCTTAGATCTGATTGGCAGGTTAAAAGCTTCATCTAATAAATCCAGAACAATTTGGTAATCAGAAATCAAATCAATCAATTCAGCAGGATCCAACGGCTCGCCATCGTCTTGCGCATTGTCACGCACAGCAGCCGCCACGGCGGCGCATTCCTGCATGAGGTAATGCAACCGTTCAATTACTGGCTTTTGCTTGAGTGATGGCATGAGCAACGATGCACTGAATGGTAATTGCAGGCGCAGCGCCATGGAATTGGCGTAACGCCGATGCAACGATGCGATGGTAGTCCGCTGTAGTCAATCGCGCAAGCAAGCGGTCGCGGATATATGCGCTGCGGTTAGTGCCAGCATTTGCTGCTTCCACGTCAATGGCGTTTAGATCGGATTCTTCGATGCGGATTTTGATCTCTTTAAGCATTGGATTAGTGGTTTGCCCCACCTATATAGCAGGTAGGGCAGGTAGGGCAGGTCGAGACTGGCCGCACTGCAAGCGGTTGGCTTACCTACCCTACTTACCCTACCTATATAGATAGATATAGATAGAGGGTATATAGGGCATATACCTGGATAGAGTTTGCGCAATAGGTAGGGCAGTAGGGCAGGTGGGGCAATACGCCCAAACACGTTGCAGCGCAAGCGTTTACAGCCTGTCCTACCGGTAGGGCAGCAATACTAGGTAGGGCAATCCTTATGGCGATAGGTCCATTGCCTACGGCCATTCACCATGGACCTAACGCGGCTAAAGCCAAAAGTGCGCAACACATCACCTACCTGCATTTGGTCGATACGTGTTTGGCGCTCGGTTGGTTTTTGGATGGCATCACGTAAAACGCGCTCGGTTGTCACCTCAACCAAACCTTCCTTTGCTAGCCATTCACGGATGACAGATTCCCATGGGCTGCTTACTAGGTAAGTTTCGTTTTCGTCTGTTAGCTGCTGCTCCATCTCTCGCGGCAAGTGGCTCGATTCTTTAGCGCGATAGGCATGTACAGCGGCAGACCATATCTCATCGCGTTCGAGCATCAAGGCGGCAGTATCGATTTGATCCTGCTGGGTTTTGGTTGTAGGTATCACCCAGAAGCGACGATTACCGGTTTCGTCAACTAAAAAACCGGTTGATTTATTTGTACTGCCGACGATGATTCCACGCCTAGGGAATGCTTCAACGGCTTTACCGTACGGCACGCGCATGATATCAATTGATTGCGATAAAAACGACTTTACTAAACCTGCGTGCTTGCGATTTGTTATATGGTCTAATTCTGCCCATTCCATTATCCAGCTTCTATGTAATACCATAAGATCATCTTTTGTTGATATATCACCTAACGCATCGCTAAAAAATGGCCCTCCAAGGCAACCCCAAAAGCTAGATTTGTAAGCACCTTGATCACCCATTAATACACAAGCAGTGTCATGTTTTGCGCCAGGTTCAAATGCACGCCTAACGGCTGCAATTAAGGTACGTTTTAACATCTCATCGTAAATGGTTGGTTGCTTGATGTCAGCATCACATGGCCGCAGATAAGTGGTAGCGAGGCGGTCTATATAGCCTGGGTTGTTCCTTGCTGCGACATCATTTAAATATTCGCAAACAGGATCATATGAGTTCTCGTTGGCAACTTGGACTAAGCAATCAATCGCTAATTCTTTTGATACCTTGTAGCCACGTTCTGCAAGCGTAAGGTAAAAACGATCTAACCCTTTGATCGGATCTTGCTTTATTTCGATTTGCTGGGTGAATGTATTAAACCTAATATCTTGCGCTTCACTACGTAAAAAAGCTAATAATTCAGCAGCTTCAAGCTTTTCAGGTTTTGTAAGTATCGGTGCCGTTTGGCTCGATGGTGACAGTATGCGCCTGGGCTTTTGTATGGATGATTGCCAGCCATCCTTTTTTGCCATATCACCAAGCGTGCCAAGCGTGATGCCAGATTTCTTGAAGCTGCGCCATTTGTTGGTGCAATCGGCGGGTTTGTGTTTGCCTGATTGCTCAGACCATGACTGCCAATCGTTCATCAGGCTGTCATCGCCAATGCTATGCAATGACATGCCAACCTCTAACCACATGTCGTAGTCATCAGCGCGGGCTGGCGATAATGCAGCTAGGTATGAGCGTGCGCGGGCAGCATCGTCTAAGCTGTTGCGCGGTTCTATTGTTATGGCCGCAACTGGAACGGGCTTTAGCATCCGCTCGATTAATGCAAACGGTGCAGTTGCAATTTCTAGGTCGTCTGGGCTGTAATTTTTAATCCAGTGGTAACCGGCAGTTAACGGATGAGCGCCTGCTACTACAGATTGGCAACCAGTCCATCGCAGTTCAATTTGCTCTGGCTTACCTTCGCTATCGCTGATGCCAGATTTGTATTTACGTGTTGCAATATCTGCCCAATACTGCTCGGGCACTTGGTATATGACTTGAAACCTACCGTCGCGGCCTGAGGTTACGGTCCATGATTTAGGCAGTTGCGACATAGGGCAACCCCAATCGCGGAGGATATTACTGGCGCTTTTGCCGTCATGGTCAAGAAACAGCAAACCACCTGATGGCACCCCGCAACACACGCCAATAGCTTTTGCACTCCCGCGTTGCAGCTCGTCATTGAGTGCATCTTTTGTGAGCGGGTTATCTTGCCATGCTGTTTGGTATGGCCTTTTTTTACCGTCAACGGCAACAAAACCCCAGATGATGGGCAGCCGCGCGAGTTCTTCGTATAGGTTCATTTCTGTGACGCCAGCGCCTGCTCGAGGAGCAGTCTGATGGCTGTTGCTCGTGACATGCGATCGCCGCGCCATTGGTCTAAGTGCCGCAACAATTCCGCTGTAAGGCGTATGTGGGTTGGATGGGCAAGGTTCAATGCGTTGCATCAGATGCTTGCCAATTGTAACCGCAAGTGCTACGTTTAACAAGTCCATTCAAAGCACATTGCTTATGAACCCGATTTACCGCATCACTTATCAGCGTCCGTGGGGAGAATGCGTGGTTAACACTACGCAATTTGCTACTGAAGACGATTTACGCGCACGCTTTGCCCAATCTTACAAAGGTTGCGAGCTGTTAAAAGTTGAAGATGTAACTGATTATTTTTTGCCTAAAATAAAATGAGAACTTATACCGATGTAGATGTTTACACTGCTTCCCAGCAACGCTTAGATTTTATTTTTGCAAATTTTAAACGTATTTACGTTTCTTTTTCTGGCGGCAAAGACTCAGGAGTGCTTCTTAATCTTGTGATTGATTACGTTCGCAAGCATAAAATTAACACAAAAATAGGCGTGCAAATAATGGATAACGAGGCAAACTACACGCATAGCGAGCAGTTTATGCACGAAATTATTCGCAGCAATTTAGACGTGATTGACGTGTATTGGTGCTGCCTACCGATCAGCCTACCTTGCACGGTTTCCTCTTATGAAATTGACTGGCAGTGTTGGGGCGAGCGTGACCGACATCGATGGATTAGGCCGATGCCTAACGATAAATATATTGTTAATTTTGCAAATCATCCATTTGGAGATTTGTTTATAGAAAACATGGATTACGCTACATTTTGGGATATGTTTGCAGAATGGTACAGCCAAGGCGAATTATGCGCCAATCTTATTGGCATCCGCACAGTTGAATCATTAAATCGTTTTAGAGCGATTATGAACCAGCAAAAAGAAACAATGGGTAGCATGATGTGGACAAAAAAGAACACTGTGCATACTTACAATTGCTACCCAATTTACGATTGGCGTACTGAAGATATTTGGGTTGCTAATGCAAAATTTGGTTGGGACTACAACAAATTGTATGATATTTTTTACATGGCAGGCGTACCCATTAAAACAATGAGGGTTGCTTCGCCTTTTATGTCAGAGTCTAAATCTAGTCTTGCAATGTATAGAATAATTGACCCACAGATTTGGACTAGGTTATGCGCAAGAGTTGGCGGTGCCAACTTTATGGCTACATATGGTAAGCAACTTGATTACAAATCTTTTAAATTGCCAGAGGGTCACACTTGGAAATCATTTGTTAAGTTTTTGTTGGCAACTTTGCCTGACCAATCAAGCATAAATTTTAAGCAGCGCTTCATCCAATCAATCCGCTACTGGGGAAGGGTGGGGCGCGGGCTGCCTGAACTTATTATTGACGCTCTTAGCAAAATTGGGATCCGGTTTTATCTCAATGGCACCACTCGGCACGGCGGCAACAATTTACGCCGCGTTGTTATTAAAGTGCCGCCAGATCATCTTGATAGTTTGCCGTGCCATAACAGCATGGTTACTTCATGGAAACGTTTTGCTATTACCGTTCTCAAAAATGACCACACTTGCAAATACCTTGGCCTAGCCCCAACGCAGGAGCAACAGCGCCGTCAAAAAACAATCCAACTCAAGTACAGCCAAGTCTTAAAATGAAAATCCTTAACGCCAACCAGCTTCCCGCTGACCGCATTGTTACCTGCCCAAAAGGTGGCTTTACTAGCCATCGCCTTGTTGTGGAGGCTGACGGCATGGGCTACAGCATGACAAAAACCATTGTGCATCCTGGCAAACCGCATCGCTGGCATTATCAACATCACCTAGAAACTTGCTATTGCGTTAGCGGCAAAGGGTTGCTGATTAACGAGGCAACGCAACAAATTGTTGCTGTTGGCCCGGATGTGACATATGTTTTAGACAAACACGACGCGCACACTTTTGAAGCGCTAGAGCCAACAACTTTGATTTGCGTTTTTAATCCGCCTCTTAGAGGAGATGAATTGCATGATGAAAAAGATTCATACCCTTGGAGATCTCCGGTCTACACCGTACGCAGTATTCCTATTGAAAAAGTTACGGCTAACGATTACAACCCTAACTCTGTAGCGCCACCTGAAATGGCCCTACTTGAAACCTCAATTTGGGAAGACGGCTACACGCAACCCGTAGTGACAGTGCATGATGTTGAACGCGATTTGTATGTTGTTATTGACGGGTTTCACAGATTTTTGACGCTGAAAAACAGCAAGCGAATTTTAGAGCGCGAAAACGGGTTACTACCTGTTGTAGTGCTGCGCAAAGAAATTCATGATCGCATGGCATCAACTATTCGCCACAACCGCGCCCGTGGTTCGCACAACATTGAATTGATGAGCGTAATTGTTTCAGAGCTTATTGAAATGGGCAAAGGCGATGCTTGGATTTGTAAACATATTGGCATGAGTCCTGATGAGTTGTTGCGGCTCAAACAAATTACAGGCTTAGCTTCTTTGTTTTTAGGCAAAGAATTTAGCAAATCTTGGGAAGTCGATCAAATGGATGAAGTGGAATTAACCGATGAAGCTGAATAGAGTTTGGCTGCCAATTGACCAATGGGAGGAGGTGCCTGCCAACATGTGGGGACAGGTTACCAATAGGCGCCTTTACCTGCAAAGAGCTGTTATTTTTACCGGCAATCATCGCCTTTACGGGCGATACATGCAACGCGTTACACGTGAATGGCCCAACAGTTGCGCCAATGCGTTAACTGATTACAACTTAAATCGCAAAGCATGGATAGGGCACGCAGCGTGCGCATTGGCGCTGCAATGCCCTGAAGACATCACTCGACAAGCATGGGGACTTTTAACTGATGAGCAACGGACATTGGCGAACGGACAAGCGGATCGAGCCATTCGCACCTGGGAGGTGCGCTACCAAGCGAGTCTTGGAATACGTCCAAACGTGGCAACGTCGTTGCTATTTGGCGGGGATACCAGATGAAGTGCCAAACAAAATTGCAGCATCAGGTCGTGCGCCGTCTTGGCGAGCAGTGGCGATTGCTTTGCTGCAAAACGATTTGCAGCTTTACCAGCTTGGTTATGCAAAGCCTGCATACAGCCAGCAGCAGCAAACCGTGTGCATGGCGCAAATAGCAATGCACGGTGCGCCCGCTGAAGGCACTCAACTTCAATTACCACTATGAACCTTCGCCCGTACCAGCAACAACTCATCACCGACATTCGGCTGCAATACCAGCTAGGCAAGCGTTCAGTGCTTGCAGTGCTGCCGACCGGCGGCGGTAAGACCGTCTGCTTCTCATATATCGCCCAAGCTGCCGCACGCAAGGGTAACCGCGTCTGCATCCTGGTGCATAGGCAGGAGCTGTTGGATCAAGCCAGTAGGAGCCTTAGCGGCATGGATGTGCCGCATGGAATTATCGCCGCTAAACGTGGCATGGATCTGTCCCATGCGGTGCAGGTTGCAAGTGTCGGTACATTGTCACGACGTTTGCACCTGCTGCCTAGGGATTTCTTTCAATTATTGGTGGTTGACGAGGCGCATCACACTACAGCCGGCACCTGGGCTAAGACGCTGGCTCATTTCCACGCTGCCAAACTGCTAGGCGTTACGGCTACACCTATTAGAGGTGATGGTCGCGGCCTGGGTGAGCATTACCAATCGATGGTGGAAGGGCCTAGCGCTGCATGGCTAACGGATAACGGATTTCTGGCACCTGCCAAAGTGCTGGCGCCGCCGGGATTCAGTAGCGCCGGGCTGCGCAAACGCATGGGTGATTTTGATATGAGCCAAGCCACTCAGCTACTCCAGCAGGGCCAATCGATGGGAGATTGTCTGACGCATTATCGGCAACACCTCGCAGGCCAAACCGCGATTGCATTCTGCTGTTCAATTGCCCATGCGGAAGCGGTCGCAAGGCTGTTCCAGGATGCAGGTATTGCGGCTGCCAGTATTGATGGCAATACTGATGCCACCCGCCGCCGCCAGTTGCTTATAGATCTGGGCACCGGCAAACTAAAAATACTCAGCAGTTGCTCACTTATTGGTGAAGGTGTAGACGTCCCGAGTGTTGGCGGCTGCATATTGCTGCGCCCTACTGCAAGTGTCGGGTTGCATCTCCAGATGATCGGTAGGTGCCTGCGCCCGCAACCAGGCAAGCGTGCAGTGGTGCTTGACCATGTCGGCAACAGCTTGCGGCTTGGGCACCATTTAGAAGAACGCGAATGGAGCTTGGATGGTGCCACCAAACGCGATCGGGAAGCATCACCATCGGTCAAAGTGTGCCCGCAATGTTTCAGTACTTGCCACACACTGGCGCATGTGTGCGGTGAATGTGGCCATGAGTTCCGTACTGAGGTGCGCGAGCTAAAGGTTGTGGAAGGTGAGCTGGTTGAGCGAGCATTCCGTCCTGGCCCATACAAGAATGGAGACGTTAAAAAAGGTGACATTGTACGCTGCTTTGCTAACCGCTGTAATTACAAAGTAATGGATATTCGCAAGAATGGCGCAATAAGCGTAATGCAAGACCATCCTCGCGCTACCAAATGTTATGATGTTTACGTCAATCAAATAACGGATATTATTAGCTCTCAGTCCGAACAGAAGCGCCAGCAAGGCACTGCGCAAAGCCTCGATGACCTGCGCCAGCTAGCAAAGCAACGTGGTTACAAACCAGGATGGGCAGAGCGCGTCTACCAATCAAGGCTGGCTAAGCGTTAAGGACTACCGTTGACAGCAGCGGAGCATGTGTGTATAGTAAAGGGACAGCAGGCAAGACCTGCACCCCAACCCGAGAGCCATGATTCGCACCGCATCCGAGATCGCTAACTTCAAAGCTCAAAATCTTGCTCAACGTCCTGTTGTTCACATTGTTACTGCAACACCTAAAGCGGCACGTAAGTCGCAGCGCCAAGAGTGGCAGAAGTTCCGCGCTGAAACCTTGGATATGATTAACGCTGCCAAGCGCGAAAGCCATTTTCACATTCTTCCCCAGCTAATCCAGCGCCTTAACACCGCTGACACTATGCTTGCCTCTCCCATCAACTAAGCCAACTCGGGGGCGCAAGCCCCCCTTTTTTTATGAACTTCACGCTAGAGCAATACCAAGCCCAAGGATTAATTCCGCCTTGCTCAAGAGCTGTTTACATACCTAGCTCATCGACTGTTGCGGCTGGCGATATATGGCAGCCAGATGACACGCTAGATCGGTTTGTTGCATGGGAGCAGCACTGCATGGCTACTGGTGGCGCACGGGTCACTTATTTATGGTGGGTGCCTATATCTGAGTTGCGTTAATGCCATCTGAACAAACAATCCAGCAACACATTCGGCTCGCGTGCAGTATTGGCACCTGCCGCCTGTTTCGCAATAATACCGGCACGCTGCGGGATATAAACGGCAGACCGGTTGCTTTTGGATTATGTAAAGGCAGCGCTGATCTGATTGGCTGGACTACGCGCACCATCACCTCTCAGATGGTCGGTCAGCAGATAGCAGTATTTACGAGCATCGAGGTAAAAAGTTCCAGCGGGCGTGTAAAACCTGAGCAGCAGCAATGGCTTAATGCAGTGCAAGCAGCCGGCGGTATTGCTGGTATTGCTAGGAGCGTGGGCGAAGCGATGGATTTATTAAGCATTGCGACTGAGGAGTGTTGACAGGAGCGGACTAGGGTGTAGGATATGGGGACAGGGAGCAAACCTCCCACCTTAACCCGAAAGTCATGGCTCAACTGCTTGCCACCAAGATCACCCCCGCTGCCATGGCGGTTCGCTCAGTCCGCTTGGCTAATGCCAAAGAGCAATTTGGCGACATAGCTGGGATGCTGCGCTGCTGCAAT